GAATGTTGCATGACCTAGCTGTATACCAACACCTGTTTCTGCTTTAAATACGTTGTTGCCTGTACCTACAACAATATTGTTTGTTATCGTTGCACTGGTTGTTAATAGATTTAATGTGGTTATAAATTCTGTATCAACCCTATCTGCTGATATGGTTTGTGCAATAATCTTTGTACCTGCAAGAGTACCATCTACAACCAAGTCACCAGTTGTGAAATTATTGATCTCTACAAAAGCTGAACCATTCCATTTATAAGCCTTTGATACTTTAGGAGTAACACTGGTATTAACCATGATTAAAATATCATCTGTTAATGGTGTTCTCCCATATTCGGTATTAAATTGTGATGATGTTAAGGCTGTAGTTGTGTTACCTTCTTTATGGAAATAGCCTGAGAAATCAGGTAAATCAATATCACCTGCATCTACTAGGGTGAAGCTACCTGTTGTTGTGCTTGTAAAAGTAGAATGTGTGCCTGAATGATTTATGGCTCTTACTGCAAAATGATAAGTAGTACCTGCTACCAATCCATCTTCTAAACCAAAAGTAAGCTTCTGTTTTTCGCTAGGCTCTGATGTAATTGTTGAAACTAAATAAGTGTCATCTGTTGGTGTAAAGTTAGATGTATGCCTGTAAACCTTTACTGCTCTTAAATCACTATTACTTGGAGCATCCCATTCTAAACCTATGACAAGAGCCTTGCCTGATGTTGCAGAAAGGTTAGATGGTGCTGAAGGTGCTGAAGGTAATCCTGTATTAACACTTTGTTCGCCAGTGTTTGGACTAAATACATTATTACTAGAGAAGTGTCTAGCTACTACATAATAATTAGAGTTAGACATCAAATTAGGTATTACTGCCTTTGTCTTTCCTTTACCTACTAAAATAGAACCAATATATGTACCTGAAGATGTTCCATATAATATTTCTGTACCTTGTATTAAATCATCAGGGTTGTTTGTCCAACTTGCATCTATGTTTACTTTACTTGTAGTTGAATCTAATTGTAAATCTACTGTAAGAGATAAATTAGTTGGTGCTGTTACGCTAAAACTACCTGTAGGAACGCTAGAGCCTTCGTCTATGGGGCTTGTATAAGAAGAAGAAGCAAATGCATATACAGAAGAATCAATCTCTTTAATGTCAAGTCTAGTAGCCAACATTGGAACATCATTTTGCTCTATAACTTCTAGATTTGTGCTTAAAACTTCAAAGACTTTGTTTGTGTAACCTAATCTTTCATTGGTTAAGTAAACCCAATCAAAAGGTTGCAATTGCATATAAGCGATATTACATAAGACTGATAATGCTACCTCCTGTCTGCTGTGTAATATTGCTGTTCTTTGTAACCTTTGTGCCATTGTTGTGTTGTCAGTAAATGGCAACTGTATTTCTAAAGTTTTTCTATAATTAGCCTGTGATTCTCCTGTTGGCGTATCTTCACTTAAAAATGTATTACTGGTGTCAGGATTTACTGTAGTTTCTGTAGGTGAATCAGTTGCAACATAATTATTATTACCATCAACATAGACTGCTTTTACTGTATTAAAGGTTTCACCACTAGCCTGTTTAGTTGATATAGAGATCGGTGCTAATAAATTATCATCTGTAATTGTCATTTCAGGTGTAACAGTAGCACCTGCAAACATAACAAACTTACCATTTATATAAGACATTTTACCTGCACAAGAACTAAGCAACCCTTCAATAACACCTGCACCATCTGCAGTCATATTAGTAATTCCATTAGCTTTATATGAGACTTCATTAAACGTTAGTGTCACACCATCAGCGATAGTTACTGCTGAAGATAAGGTTACAACTAAACCTGTTCTTTTGATTACTGTTACAGTGCCTGTAATTCCTGTTCCTGTAACTGTTTGTCCTATATCTATTAGTGTATTAGTGACTGCTGTATCAATTGTTACTGTAGTAGAACTGCTTATAGCACCATTAACTGTAGCTGTTGTTATTGCACCTGCGGCAGTTTCACAAGTATTAGCGGCTGATGCAAATCCACCCAGTGCTGTAGTGTCATTGATCTCACTAGATGTAGCTTTTAAACCATATGTTGTATTGGTTAGATAATCTCTTACACATAGAGCAGGGTTAGTTCCAATATCCTTACCAGTGCTATCAGTGTATGCTGTTTCACCACTTCTAGGGTCATAAACCTTTTTACCTTTTATAACAAAAGATAAAGGTGGTATTCCACCACCAAAGGCTTCTGAATCAAAAACAAATTGAATTAGCATGTAAGCCAAGCCTGTGAACTTGTCATTATTATCTAAAGATGTGTTACTGGTGACTGTTGAATCAGCACTTGTCTGTGAGCCATCTAAAAATTTATATCTTAGTAATTTACCACTACCAAAATTGTTTTCATTATCTGTATTAATAAATTTACTATTTGTGGCAACTTGAAAACCACCACTTGATGTTGTTGTAAGCTTTACATCATTGACCAATACTTCTTCCAAACTCTCTACTTCGTGTCCTGCCAGTACGACTATCATTGATAGCTTGTAGTTATCTGTTCCTGAAGTTTCTATATGGGTGATTGTTCCACCAACTCTAGCTTTACCATATATGATTTGTCTAGGTGATGTAGCTGTTCTTGTTGCTACCTTTGTACCAAAGTTTTCAGAAGTAGCATTCGTACCTTTTGACATCAGACCACCAACTAAGGCACTTAATGCTGATGCAGTTGCTACTTGTAAAGCAGTCAATCCTGTAAGAGCTAATGTTGTTGTACTTAATAAAAATGCTGTACCTGTTACTACTAAAAATGTTACAACAAATACTGTTACTGCCGCTTTGAGTGCTTTAGCCATTAGACACTCTCCATACAGATATTATGTTTACATTCTGTTTAGCTTCAACCATGTCATCTGAAGGTGTTAAAACTTTAAAACCATCTGAAATACCAACTAATTCTGATTCTTCTTTATAAACCACTAAATCACCTTTTTGCATAAATGCTTTGTCTATTTTTTGTAAACCTTTTGCTTTACAAGCCTTTTCAATACTTTTAGAAAGAGTTTTACCATATTCTTTTATTGATCTCATAGCTTCTTCTTCGTTTTCCCATTTAAGTTTTTCAGGTATTAAATCCTCACCTGTCATAGCTTTAATTACAGCATTAGCAAATTTGCAACAATCCCAAGAACCCCATTTAAAAGGCACAAACCTGTGCTTGGTTATAAATAAGTCAAATTCTATATTCCAGTCTGTTTTCTTAATCATTATTTTTGATGAACTGCATTCCTATCAATTCCACTATCTTTTTTATTATGAACTAATATATCATTAGCAAAATAGTTATTGTGTTTATATATTTCAATTAAATTATAAGTCGGTATGTCTGTTTTATTATCTATAACTTCTATGCTTGTTATTTCTAAAGAATCTGCATTTTTATCAAATAATCTATCTCCAACTTCCAATTTATCTACATCAAGCCCATGCAGTTCTTTTGTTGCTGATGGGTTTATACTTACCCAACCTTTTTCAATGCAATACAAAGGGTGACACTGCGTTGTATGTAGTGAATTATCTTTATAGTTGATGATATAAGTTTGTTTATTAGTTGTTTTGTGTAATTTTTGTACGCTTGATTTAACTAATAAATTATTGTCTATGTCATAAGACATAATTTCATCAAGCATTTTTATATCTTCAATATTTTTAGTTGTACCATCGCCCATAAGAATTTGTGTACCTGCAACAAAACAACCACCTCCACCACCACCAGTGTTAGATGATGATCTCCCCCATATAATCTCTTTATCTTGTAAAGACTGTACTCTGTTAAAACAATTATCAGTAGAATCTATATACTGTTGTGATTCTTTTGTATATCTAAGATTTGATGGTCTTTCTAAATCTATAAGTCTATTTTCAGCATCAACAGTAATAGTAGAACCATTAGGGTCATCATTTATTACCATAGATTGCATACGACCTTTAAACAAAGTCATAGTACCCACAACAGTGTCTGTACCACCTGAAAGATATCCTAAATAAACAGTTATAAATCTGTTTTGATAGTTTTCTGTAAGTGCTAAGTCAAGAACAGTTGCATCCATACCTGCTAAAGAAACAGACAAACCACTGGACTTTAATTCTAAGGTATCTTCTATGTTTGATATAGACAATAAAGTGCCAACACCAAGATATGTTGCACCATCAATCGTGAGATCATAATCACCTGACCAAAGTCTAATTGTTTCTGTGTCAAATTCAGCTTTGACTGCTAAGAATAATACTTGATGGTCTGCTTCAAGGTAACTTTGTATTGATGTATCAATCCCACCCCTGTTTGGCACAAAATGAGACATTTAAACTACCTCAATACATGAAAAGGAGATACCATAGTTAGAAATATTATCTGCATCCCAGTCAACATCTTTTGTTGTTAATCTGAATAAACCTTTAGCAGGATTATTAAACAATTTAACATTATTAACATAACCAGTTCTTAACTTAGGTTCTATTCTTACAGAATATTCATTTTTAGCTGAACCACCTTCATCTGTTTCAACTGCATCGCTTGTAACCATTACATATTGTGTTGGAACATAGTTTGATGATGTTTCTGTTGAAGATGTGCCTATTCCTAAATAATCACCTTTTAATATAGTTCCTGTTCCACTATTTAATTGTGCTTTTATGTTTATTCCTTTTGCACCTTTTGCATTACCATTTATGTTACAACCTGTTACATCTGCTTCTGTAACTAAGGAGTCATAGTCTACTGGGTCAACTACAACTGTATAATCATTAGTTTTAGTAACTATCTTATGTGTGCCATTGTTTGCAGGATTAGTTGCTCCTGATACAACAAAAAAATCACCTTCGTTAGCGGCACTGAAAGGTGTAGTGTTAGATGGTGCTGTTATTGTGTTGGTTGATGAAGCAAAGTCTAGTTCTATATTGTTAATCCCAACTCTTTTTTGGAATAAAAATGTAGTTCCGTTATAAGTACCTTGTTGATTCAAAGCATCAGGGTCTGCAAATTTAAAATGATTGACTGGTCCATTAAGTTCTAAAAGAAAGGACTGCCAATTCTTAGCAACATCTCTACGCATAGGTGGAAGTGTCACAGTAGCTTCCCAGTAAACACCATCATATTCTTGTGTTCTTACTTTTCCAGTATATGGCGAAGCTACACTACCTACTGCTCTTTTAAGTGTGAAATTACTCCTAATAAAATTAGGGGTTGTTGGCATTGTTATTATTTTAGCCACCTAATAGACTCCTTCTAAATGTACCACCACGCATTGCTGATTCTTGTACTGCCGCTTTTGTTACATCTGCTATCTGTGGCATCATCTTTGTAACCTCTGCTCTTACAGTAGGTACTATGCCTGTAGCAAAATTGATTGATTGATTTATAACAGTAGTACCACCACCACCCATAGCGTTTTTACTATTCATGTTATTCATGATAGTACCGCCAGTATTAGGTACAAATATTTCAGGACCACGTTCTCCTACCAGTGTTGCTCTACCACCTTGTATAGTTCCACCACCTGCTTTGCCTGTTGGCATAGTTGGTAAACCTACAGCAGTGAATAAAGCGTTCATCATAGGTTTTATTACTTGCATTTTTAAGAATTCAGCTATTACTTGTTGAATCATATCACCAACTAAGTTTCTAAATGATACTAAAGCATTTTCACCATTTTGAAGTGCGTTTAAAAAATCATTAGCAAACTGATCACTAGCTCTTTCAAGAGTTTCTGCCATAGCATCTGTAACTTCATCAGTTTTACCCATTTCTTCTTTTAATAAACCAAGACTATCAACAACTGCTCCAATCTGTTCTTCTGTTAAGCCATAAAACTTTAACAATTCAGTTTTATCTTCAGATTGTAATATTTCATCAATCAATGCTAATTGTGCATTGATTTCTTTAAGAGGGTCTTCTGCATCTTTTGCTAATTTTTGTAGAGGAGTTAGAAATTCTATAAATTTTTGTTCAGGTGTAAATTCTTCTGTTACCTTGTCATCTTTTTTTTCTAATTTTAGTTGTCTTTCTGCTTCTATTCTTGCATTTATTTTTTTATTTACCTGTTCAAGTAATTTTACTTCACGTTGTAAAATTTCTAATTCCATTTGAGATTCAACAGAAAAATCTACTGGTGGAAATGTGCCATCTTCTGACTGTGTTTTTAATTGTAATAATCTATTTATATCTTTGTTGTATTCTCGTATGATATTTCTTGATAATTTCAACTGATCAACATCTGAAAGTTTGTCTGTTTTACCAGTTCTGTCCTCAACTATATCGCCAAGTGTTGCTTGACCTGTTGCTACTCTTACTGATCTTGCAGACTCATTTGCAAACGCTGTTAATCTATCTGTAAGTTTTTTTAACCTATCTCCTAAACCACCTGTAAAAACTGCATCTGCTAATTGTTTAAAAGCAATACCCATATTTGATGCTTTGGTAGAAAGATTATCCATTTTATTAGTCATTGCACCACCAAACTGCTTATTTAAAGCCGCAACTAATGTGTCTATCATTGTTGCCGCACCTTCTGTGGTTTTACCAAATTTTGTCAGTTCTTCTTTGGTCATGCCTAATTCTGTTGTAAGAATTTTTAATGCAGGTATTCCTCTATCATCTAATTGATTTAGTTCTTCTAAGCCTAGACCACCTGAAGCGGCTCTTTGTGTAATTCTGACTAAGGCTTGGAATGCTCCTAATTGATCTACTGAGGTTGAAGCTGTATCTGCGAATGTCTGTAGCATATCCATGCTAGGTTCAACACCTACTGCTTTTAATTGTATAAAGGCTTTGGTTACATCTTCAATTTGAAAAGGTGTTGTTTGTGCAAAAGTAAATATTTTTTGCATTGCTTGTTCGCCTTGATTTATACCACCAAATACAGTATTAATAGAATCTCTAAGGTCTTCAAAGCCCATACCAACTTTTGCAACCTTACTGATAGTTGCTCCTACAACAGCTAAAGCGGCAACTAAAGCAATAGCACCACCTTTTGCTTTTGACATAGCACCTGCCATACCACCAAAAGCTACACCACCAACAGCACCTGTTGTTTTAAGTTTTCTTTGTATTTGATTTAATTCTTTTTGAAGTTGTTTAGTGTCAGCTTTTATCTGTACAACTAGTTCGTCTATGGGTTTACTCATCAGGATATAACTCCATTAATTCGCTAAGACGATCACTGGTCATAGGCTTATCTTTATCTTCTGAACCACCATTAAATTCTGTAAATCCATCTATAGCCATATAGACTTCTTTAGGGCTTGATTGCCAAAAATCTTTAGGAGACATACCCATCATGCCAACACAAATAGAAAAGTAGCGTTTGATGGGTAGGGAATCACTAGTTAATCCCCCTGTTCTTGCTTTCCCTCGTCTGCTTCTTCCTCTGAATCATCAGTTAGAGATTGTGCAATCAAGTTAGCAACTGCGGCTGTTGATTTAACTATTCCTGCATCTTGTACTATTTTAACTACATCTTTTCTTTGAAAATCATTACCACCACCTCTCAGAGCAGGTAATAGTACATGGATTACCTCTGACATTCTTATATCAGCTTCACCCATTTTTGTAGCAAGTTTTATAATTCCACAGTCACATGCATCTTCTATTTGAATAATAGCATCTATGGTTAATCTAGCTTTATAGTCCTTACCTGCTAAGTTAAGTGTGGTTTCACCCTTTAGTTTGTTTGTCATCTGACTTTTTCTCCTTTTTCTTAGGTTTACTTGCTTCTGCAAGGTTTATTCTTAATAAATCATCTCTAGTATCTAATCTTGATGCTAAAACCTTTCTTTCTTTACCATCAACATTAATAGTTTCACCAACCTCAATGACGTTTTTTATAAGTAATTCGCCTTTATATAAAGCTCCTCTTATAAACTCATCACCTACTTGTACTTTTACTTCTTTAAGCATTATGCAAATGTAATGTAACCTGCTGACTCAAAAGACATTGAGTAAGTAGCTTCACCATTATATTCACCTGCATATTCCAAAGATGTGATTTGGAATGCACCAGTGTATGCACCTAAATCAGGTATTGTGAATTCAAATGTTTCAAATGCAGGTGTTTGTGAATTTGTACCATTGGTAGTATTTTGTTGTGCTTGGAATGCCGCTCTTACTGCAACTTCACCTGCATCATCTGTGAATACACCTGAACCACTAATAGAAATACTATTTACACCTGCACCTGCTAAAAGTGTTCTAGTGCCTTTACTATCTTTATTAGTAATATCAACTGATTCGTCATTTAATGTAATTGATGTTGATCTCATGCCACCAATAGTAGTTTGACTACCACTGACATTCATTTTGACCACTACATCTAAACCTTTTTGTGCCGCCATATTTATCTCCTATTTATAAAATTAGTTAGTTCCTAATATTATTGCTCGGAATCGCATGACTCCATGTCTAGTAACACCGTCTGGGTCTCTCATTATATCACTATATTCAAATCTTAGGTTTACCAAGTTAAATCCAGTGACTGTTAAGTTACTATCATGCAATAAATCGTGAATTCTGTCCATTATTTGTTTTGTTTCTTTAGCACCCTTGTATTGTGACCATATATGAATATTTATAGTAGTTTCGCCACCATTAGTGTCTTTCGTACTATAGTCAATAGCTGTTTCTTCACCTAAGGATACAAAAGGGTATGTAGCACCTTCTGTAACCTCATCAAATACACCTGCACCTAAAGTTGATGTAAGTGTATTATCACTAGATAAAGTGCTGTATATGGTGGTTTGTAATGCAAATTGACCAATACTCATTTCAGTATGCCTTTTTTAAATAATGCTTCTATCTTTCTTTTATTCTTTTCTAATGCAGGTTGCATAAAGGGTCTTTCAGTCATATTAGTAGTTCCAAACTCTAAATGCTTTGAATATGGTGCAGATGAAATTATTTGACCAATCACTGTACCATTGGGTTTTGCATCTACATCCATTGTTATGTTACTAGCTAAAAATCCTGTGTCACTTGCAGGTGGTTGATTGGGTGCAGATGCTATATGTGTTCTTCTTGGTTCGTATTTTTGATAAGTCTTACCTGTTCCACCTGCTAAAATACTTTTTTTAGCATCATTTTGAACCATTAGTGTTCCACGAGTTACATATTCTTTAACTTTATTATCTGATAACTTTCTATTTAGTTTTTTATTAAATGCTTTTAAGTTTAATATTTTAAGATTGGCACTCATGTTGCTATGCCTTCTTCACACAGAAGTTTAAGGAATCTATCCCTTTCATCAACATTGATAATAGCCCTAATATTAAATAACTTACTATCAAAACTAATCCTAGAACCATTAGTAATATCAGTCCTATAACGCACTGTAATCTCGTGAGACACGCTTCCAACCA